GGAGGTGTTGCAATTGCAACTTTAGAATTAGAAACAACTTTAAATGGTGCAATTAATGATACAGTTAACACTTTAACTTTAACTAGTTCTGCAGCATTTCCAAATGCTGGTTTTATTGTAATAGAAAAAGTAAATCAAGATGCAACTAGTGCAAATTTTGGACAATACATTAACGAAACAATTCAATATACAGCTAATAATACAGGCACAGGAGTTTTGTCTGGATTGACAAGAGGAACCGCTGCTCCTTTTAGAGGGATTACTTTTTCTAATACTACGGCAACAACTCACGCAAACGGAGCAAAAGTTTTTGGATCTTATTTAGCAACAGCAATTGCAACTACAGTAGAAGTTGGTCCTACATTACCTAATGGAACACAAGCTACAGAAACACAATATAATTCTATAACAGTGCCTTTAGTATCTAACGCTGGAAGCACAGCAACAGGAGGCGGTTTTCAATGTACAATTGGACCGTTAAATGATAGGAGTTAATTATTATGGCAGGCGGATTTACAGGTTATTCATACACAACATTAACAACAGCTATTAGATCATACACAGAAGTAGATGCTAATGTATTTACTGAAACTATTATAGATGAGTTTATTGGAGCAGCTGAACATAGAATAAATCTTGACCTACCTATGGATTCTGACAGATTCGTAGAACAAGGTACAATGGCAGCTGATGTAAATAATATTAGAGTGCCTGCAGGATCTTTATTTGTAAGAGGTGTAGAAGTATTTAACGCTGCAAATTCTACGGAACAAGGTACATGGTTAGAAAGACGTGATCAAACATTTTTAAGTGAGTTTGTAGGAAGATTAACTGGTCCAGAAGGATCAACAGCAACAGGTGCAGATGTTACTGGAAAACCTAAATATTACTCTATGTTTGGTGGAGCAACAGGATTAACTGATACTACTTCAGGATCTATTTATTTAGCACCCACTCCAGATGTTAATTACATATTTAGAATATATTATAACAAAATGCCTGTAGGATTAGGTTCAGGATCAGACGGTAATTCTCACACTTATATTAGTAACTATTTTCCACAAGGTCTGTTATATGCTTGTTTAGTAGAGGCATATGGATTTTTAAAAGGTCCAACAGACATGTTGACATTATACGATGGAAAGTATAAACAAGAACTACAGAAATTTGCAGCAATGCAAATTGGAAGAAGAAGACGAGACGATTACACAGATGGTACAATACGAATACCAATCGAGTCACCGCCTCAATAATTAGGAGATAAAAATTATGGCAATAACATCGGCAATATGTAACAGTTTTAAAGCAGAAGTTTTACAAGCTTTACACAATTTTACGGCATCGTCTGGAAACACTTTTAAATTAGCTTTATACACAAGTAGTGCTACTTTAAATAAATCAACAACAGCTTACAGTACATCAAACGAAATTTCTAACACATCAGGATCTGCTTACACAGCTGGTGGAAAAGCACTTACAAGTGTTACTCCCGCTTTATCATCTGATACTGCGTGTTGTGACTTTGCAGATGCATCTTTTACATCGGCTTCTTTTACAGCTAATGGTTGTTTAATATACAATGATACAAATGCTGATAGAGCAGTTTGTGCAATCGCATTTGGTTCAGATAAAACTGTAACTAGTGGAACTTTTACAATTCAATTTCCAACAGCTGACGCTGATAACGCAATAATCCGTATAGCATAAGGAGGCAATCCTTATGGCCAATTCTTGGAACGAATCCGGCACAACCTGGGGAACAAATCGTTGGGGAACAACTAACGAAATAAGTTCTGGTTGGGGTGCGGATGCTTACGGCACAGGTAGTTCATGGGGCCAAGCTGAAGACGAAGTAGTTCAATTAACAGGTTTATCATTAACATCAACAGTTGGAACACTCATAGCTGGTGCTGAACAAGGTTGGGGTAGAGCTGAATGGGGTAATGAACCTTGGGGAGAAAGTTTTAGCCCTGTTGTTGCAGTAACAGGTTTTGGTTTAACATCAACTCTTGGTGATTTAGCATACGCAGCATCTAATTCTGGATGGGGTAGATTAGAATGGGGTGAAGCAGATTGGAACGCAAATTCAACTACACTTGCATTAACAGGATTAGGTACAACTTCATCAGTAGGATCACCTACAATTACAGCAGAAATAAATACAGGTTGGGGCCAAGATGGTTGGGGAGTTGAAAACTGGGGTCAGTCAGGGGTAACTGTTGAACTTACCGGAGTTGAAGCAACTACAGGCATTGGAGAAGATGTTAGTTGGGGTAAACAAACATGGGGATCTACAACAACTGGTTGGGGTGGAGCATATTATTTAAACGTTGACAGTGTAATGGGTTTAACAGGTGTAGCTGCAACATCATCAGTTGGAAGTCCAACAGCAATATCTGATTTAACATTAACTCCAACAGGTCAAAGCGCAACGTCATCAATTGGTTCTGTAAATATAGATTTTAGTATAACTGTAAATCCAACAGGAGTAAGTGCTACGTCATCTGTAGGTGCAATTACACCAGCGGATGTTATGGGTTTAACTGGTTTATCTGCTACAGCGTCTAATGGTACAATAACAATTTCTACAAATCCTATTGTAGATTTAACTGGTCTTTCTATGACGTCTTCTGTAGGAACAATAACTCCAGCAGATGTTATGGGTTTAACAGGAGTTTCTGCAACTGCATCAACAGGTTCTTTAACACCAGCAGACGTTATGGGATTGACAGGAGTTTCTGCAACTGTTAGTGTAGGTAATGTAGCTCCATTAGGTTATGAAGCTATTACAGGTACGCAAAGCGCTGGATATAGTTCAATTACAGCAACACAAAGTGCAAATTATACTGCAGTAAATGATTGACAATGAGTATAAAACAAATTAAAAAAAGATACTAATTAGGAGTACAAAATTATGGCATCAACTTATACGGCTCTCGGTGTAGAACTAATGGCAACTGGTGAAAACGCCGGTACATGGGGAACAAAAACAAACACTAACTTAAATATAATCGAACAAATTTCAGGCGGTTTTTCTGCACAATCTATAGCAGGTGGAGCACAAACTACAGCTCTTTCAGTTTCTGATGGATCAACTGGAGCAGTTATGTCTCACAGAATGATTGAGTTTACTGGTTCTATTACTGGAAACCAAATTGTAACAATTCCATTAGATGCACAAACATTTTATTTTTTAAGAAATTCAACATCAGGTGCTTACACAGTACAGTTTAAATATGCTAGTGGTTCAGGAGATACATTTACTTTTGCAGCAACAGATAAAGGTGATCAAGTAGTATTTGCTACTGCAAATGATGGAACTAACCCTGACATATATACTATGGCTTTTGGTGACGGTGATGTAACTCTTACTGGAACACAAACTTTAACAAATAAAACTTTAACTAGTCCTGCAATAGGAACAAAAATTTCAGACACAAACGGAAATGAATTAATTAATCTTACTGCAACAAGTTCAGCTGTTAATGAAATTACATTAGCAAATGCTGCTACAGGTAATGCACCTAGTATTACGGCTTCTGGTGAAACTAACGTAAGTCTTAACCTTGTTCCAAAAGGAACAGGTACTTTACAAGGTGGCGGTTCAGCTATAAAAATTGCTGGTAAAGAAACTATATGGATTCCAGCTGCAGCTATGTATGGACCAACTACTAACCCTGCAGATGCAGCTCAAGTAGAAACAACAGCTATAAGACCAGATTTAAAAGTATTTGATTTTGATGCTAGTACAAAACAATACACACAATTTACAATTGCTATGCCTAAATCATGGAACGAAGGAACTTTAACTTATCAAGTTTATTGGTCTCCAAGCACAACCAATACTGGTAATGCTATTTTTGGTTTACAAGGTGTTGCATGTGCCGATGGTGATACTATCGACGTTGCATACGGAACAGCAATAGAAGTTACAGACGCAGGTATAGGAACAGTTGAAGACCAACAAATTACAAGTGAAAGTGGTGCTATAACAGTTGCGGGTTCTCCTGCAGCGGGTGAGCAAAGTTACTTTCAATTATACAGAGACGCAGCAGACGGTAGTGATACTTTTACTGGTGAATGTAGAGTTTTAGGTATTAAATTATTCTTTACTACTGACGCGGCTAACGACGCATAAGGAATTAATAAATGAAGGATGTAAAAACTATTTTTTCTACAATAGGATCATTTGGAGCAGGGTCTGGTAAGAATTCATCAAATATACAAGATTCAAAAGGTAAATCTTTTGGTTATCAAGTTTTAGGATTTGGTTCTGGAGGACCTAGTTTTGCAAACCCTATAGTTGCAACAGGTGGAACAATAACTGAAGTAGGTAATTTTAAAGTTCACGTATTTACAGGTGGTGGTACTTTTAGCGTATCATGCGTTCCTGCATGTCAACCTGGAAACGTTGATTACATTGTCGTTGGCGGAGGCGGCGGAGGATCTCGAACCGGAGGCGGCGGAGGAGCGGGCGGAATGAGATATTCTAACGAATTTATTACTGACTCTCTTACAAACGCAGTAGCTACAGGTTTCCCAGTTTCAGCATGCACAGGCTACCCTATTTCAATAGGTGGTGGTGGAGCAGGATCTAATAGTGATAACGCAGAAAGTACTCCAGGAAGCAATACAAGTATGTCCCCTATCACTTCAACAGGTGGTGGAGGTGCAGCAGTTTTTCAAACTATGAACGGTCGACCAGGTGGATCTGGTGGAGGTGGAGTTATTGGAACTGGAGGTACAGGAAACGCTGGAGGCTTTAGTCCACCTGAAGGTAACAATGGAGGAAACGGCGGCCCTGGAACAGCTCAAGGCGGAGGCGGCGGAGGAGCCGGCGAAGCTGGAGACAATTATCCATCTGGAACTAGAAATGGTGGTGACGGATTATATTATCCTACAGATTCATTATGTGGAGCATCGGTAGGAGTATCTGCACCTGCTGGTTTTTATTTTGCTGGTGGTGGAGCAGGATGCACACCAACAGGAACAGGTGGCGGATTAGGTGGTGGAGGACAGTCTTCTACTGAAAACAGACCTGCCCCGGAAGCTAAAGGAGTTGATAACACTGGAGGCGGTGGAGCTAAAAGAGCTAACACTGGAAATAATACTCAGGGAGGAAGTGGTGTAGTAGTAATACGATATCAGTTTAAAGGATAATTATGGCACATTTTGCAAAAATTTCAG